CACAGGAAGAAATAGCCAACTGGATCAACTACACCGACGACGAACGTGAAAGCATAATGGAAGAACTGTTCGACAGAGAAGTATAACATGCTTAGTTTAGAACGTGTAAAATTTGATATTGAAACATGGTTGCGTGAGTTTGTGAACAAGCCGCAAGAAGTCTTAAATGGATTACCACCATGTCCTTATGCACTAAATGCATGGACCAACAACAAGGTTAAGGTACAAATATCAACCAAAGCCAAGTTGGTAAAAGATATTCGTCTTGTTAAACAAAAATGGGATCCAGCATATGATGTTGTTATCTTGGTTATTAATCCCACAGGTATCTCGACTGAGGATCTGCATGCTCTTACAGCAATTGCCAACGATACTGTTCTTGTTCCTAATGGTTTTGTTGCTTTAGAGGATCATCCAGACACAACAGAAGCAATAGGAGACTTGAAGTTTAATATGGGCAAGTATGCACTGGTATTAATACAAGAAAGCAAAAAACTACACATGGCTAGCAAAGATTTAGAAAAACTTGGATATTACGAAAATTGGTCAGAAAAATACTTAGACGATGTTGTTAACTGGAGGCCACACGATTGAAGTTTTGTAGAATCAATCTAGCAGAAACCAATTATCATCCGGTTGATAATTTTAAAATTATCAAAAATCCTGACTTTGAACAGTTGAATAGGATATACTACGATTACTGTCACTATCACGGATTTCAAAGTGTACAGCCAATATTTCCTGAAGATTTGGAAAACACAGTATTTGGTTATTACGACAAACAAGAACTTGTGGCATTTACAATATGTGTGGACTATGCACAAAGTAAAATTATACACAACGACCAGTTTGCATGGAATTATCACAATCCAAAATTAACCTTGGGAATATGCAGTATAAGGAATGAGTGCGCATACTACAAAGCACGAGGTTACAAATACATGTTCTTACAACACTTTGACGAATACAAAACAAACTTTCAAGGATTTGAATTGTGTGGGCCAGCTGAACTTGACTGATTATCAACAACAAAGTATAATACTGCTATGAAAAACTTAAAATACGGCTGGCATGACATCGGTGGTGATGTAGTAAAAGACAACGAAGTTTATTTGGTTAAGGATAATAAAACTCTAAATAATCTTGTGTTAAGTTCCACAACGTTATATAGAGATCAAAGTACCACCGGGCATAGACATCCAGGGCAAGAGGAAGTATATGTGTTTGTACAAGGACGTGGACACATGATTGTCGGCGACGAAGGTAGTGAACCATTTACTGTTAGCCAAGGTGATTATGTGCTAATACCAGATGGTGCGTTTCACAAGGTAATTAACTCAGGCGATATGAACTTAATATTCAATTGTATATTTGATGGAAAGAGAAGTCATTAATGAAACTTAAAATAAGCGAACTGTTTTATTCGGTACAAGGAGAAGGACGTTACATGGGTGTGCCCAGTGTGTTCTTGCGTACATTTGGTTGCAACTTTCAGTGTGCAGGCTTTGGTATGCCCCGGGGCGAAAAGACAACAGAAGTGGACGCTATTATTGAGCTAAACGATAAAGTTAAATACAAAACATACGGCGACTTGCCGTTGGTTACAACAGGTTGCGACAGTTATGCTAGTTGGCATCCAAAGTTTAGACACTTGAGTCCTACATACGAAAACGACGAGCTGTCAGACATGATTGTGGATACACTGCCGTTTAAAGAATGGCGTGAAGAACATTTGGTTATTACTGGTGGCGAACCACTATTAGGATGGCAACGTGAGTATCCTGACTTGTTGAATCAACCCAAGATGCAGAAACTAAAAGAAATAACCATTGAAACAAACGGTACACAACCATTACACGAAGACTTTAAGTTTTTTCTAATAGACTGGACCAGTCGCAGAAGTTCTAGTGCGTTAACCTTTAGCGTAAGTGCTAAACTAAGTTGTTCAGGTGAGAAGAAGGAAGATGCTATTTGTCCTGATGTTGTAGCAGAGTACAGTCATTTTGGTTACACCTACTTGAAGTTTGTTATTGAGAACGAGCAGGATGCAGAAGAAGCATTAGACGCAGTAAAGGAATACAGACTTGCAGGATTTGATGGGCCTGTGTACTTTATGCCAGTTGGCGGTGACCAGGACACATATAGATTAAATAATAGAGCAGTAGCTGATTTGGCTATGCGAAATGGTTTACGTTACAGTGACCGACTACAGGTCCCATTGTTCAAGAACGAGTGGGGTACTTAATTGCCGTTACCTCCACCCTTGCCTTTGTTTCGGCATCTCGGAGAAGACATTGGATTTGGTCTGTGTAAAGACTGGACATTAACTTTTTGCTTTTGGCCAAGAAAATGCTATCTCAGTGATCGATGGATATTTTTAAAAAAAGCATACAGGGGTGAAGCCTACATTTACAACTACAGAGGCCCTGAAGGAACAAGTGAAACTTATTGGGTTTCGAAAGCTGAATTTATAGTATGGAAGTTGACAGGAAAAAGATGAATAAGATTTGTGTTATTTGCAATAAACAGTTAGATCCTAAATGCGCATGGTCGTCGTGTAGTATAGCGAACAAACTACACGTGGCTAAACCAACAAGTACATACTTAGATGATGCTAGGCGTAGTCCAGAATACGATGGCAAATTTTATCCACAATGGAAACAAGAAATAGATCAATTTACTGGGAGACATTAATGTTTGATATGTTCAAGAAGAAAAAGCCAGAAAAGAAGAAAGAAGCACCCAAAGCCAAAAAGACTGATAAGGAAATAGCAACAGAAAAAAAAGAACCATGGGTAAATGTATTGACAGTTGAACTTGATCCAGATGATCCAGGCAACGGTGCATTTGAACTTGATTGGAACGACTACTTTGTGGCCAAGTTGGTCAAAGCAGGCTACCAACAGAAAAAAGAAGATACTGATGCTGTTATAGTTGATCGTTGGTTCCAATCTGTATGTAAAAATGTAATAGCAGAAAACTATGAACAATGGGAGGCAAACCAATCCCAAGACGGTCGTGCTAGGCAAAATAACCAAACAGATCTAGGTGACGGCAGAACTGAAATTTCATGATCCTGTATGTAAACGGTGACAGCCACAGTGCCGGCGCTGAAGCAGTAAATGATTATTGCTTTGCACAGGATGATTCTTTATATTATAATCTAGGTCGCATACCGCATCCGGATAATGAAAAAGCCAGTTATGGATGTTTGGTAGCAAATGAACTATATGCAATACTGCATTGCGATGCTGAATCAGCTAGTAGCAATGATCGCATATTACGTACCACCAGAGAATATATTAAACAAGGCAAACCTGATGCTATTATTATCGGATGGAGTACACATGAGAGACAAGAATGGTTGCACCATGACACCTACTGGCAAATAAATTCAGGTGGAGTTGGCGATGATTGGCCCGAATTGGTTAAAGAAAAATACAAGTTCTATGTTACCAGCATAGACTGGATCAAATGCGAACAGCAGGAACATGAAAAGATTTGGCAGTTTCACAAAGAACTGCAAGAACAGGAAATACCACACTTGTTTTTCAACAGTTACAGTGACTTTCACAACATACCAATGGAAGATTGGGAAGATTGTTTTATTGAACCATACAACCCAGACATGACGTATTACAATTATTTAAAAAATCAAGGACTTACAGCACTTCCCAGTTATCACTACAGAGCAGATGGACATCGCAAATGGGCAGAATACTTGATGCCGCACTTGACCAAGTTGTTATAATATGCTACTATTATTAAATGAAATATCTTATTGTAGACACAGCAAACACATTCTTTCGTGCCCGACACAGCGCACATCGTCAAGCAGACACCTGGGATAAACTTGGTTTTGCTATACACGTTACGCTATCTAGTGTAAACAAGGCGTGGCGGGATCAGAAAGCAGACCATGTTGTATTTTGTTTAGAAGGACGTAGTTGGCGGAAAGACTTTTATGAGCCTTACAAGAAAAACCGTACAGTTGCAAGACAAGCACTAACAGAAGCACAAGCAGAAGAAGACGCATTGTTTTGGGAAGCATTTGATTCACTAAAAACTTTCCTAGACGAAAAAACAAATTGTACTGTGATGCGCCATGGTAATTTGGAAGCAGATGATTTGATTGCTGGATGGGTACAAGCACACCCAGATGACGAACATGTTATTATCAGCAGTGACACTGATTTTTATCAATTGTTAGCATCCAACGTACAGCAGTATAACGGTGTGTCTGATGAATTGCACACACTGGAAGGTATATTTGATAAGCGAGGCAAGTTGGTTATGGATAAAAAGACCAAAGAGCCCAAGCAAATACCCGACCCAGAATGGATCTTGTTTGAAAAGTGTATGCGTGGTGATTCAACAGACAATGTGTTTAGTGCATACCCAGGTGTACGCAAGAAAGGTAGCAAGAACAAAGTTGGGCTACTTGAAGCGTATGCTGATAGAAATGCAAAAGGCTTCAATTGGAACAATCTAATGTTACAACGTTGGACTGACCATAACGGTGAAGAACACAGAGTGTTGGATGATTATGAACGGAACAAGGTATTGGTTGACCTTACTGCGCAACCAGATGAAGTAAAGCAACAAATTGCAACCACTATTGCAGAAGGTAAAGTAAGCAGAAAGAGACCAATGGTAGGTGCGCAGTTTTTGAAGTTTTGTGGCAAGTATGATCTAAACAGATTAAGTGAACATAGCCAGCAGTATGCAGAGTTTTTAGGAGCAGGTAATCCAGAATGATTGATCAACTAATGGTTCAACAGCAAGTAGACAACGTGTGGCAACACATGGTTGGTGTTATATGTTTAAACTGTACAAATCGCAAACAGGTTAAACGTGTACTACCACAACTGTTTGCTAAATGGCCAACACATGATCGTTTGTTACAATCAACAGAGCAAGAACTAAAACAAGTAATTGCACCACTTGGTATGAAACACGTAAGAGCCAAAAGATTATAT